AACACCAGTGACCGACAATGGACCTTCTTGGTACGTAAGAATCTCTTGGTTCTGACGACGGTTTTCTAACCAAATAAAGTTGTCGTATGGGTCAACAAATGTTTCCATACCATCAACAACGGCAACAGAAAACAACTGAACAACAACCATGATGGCCGTACCAGAAACCGCAGCAGGCCACGCCTTAAGTGTCCAACGGTGAAGAATAGGTGTGTACCCACGGTTGGGATAGTCAGAGATAAGTGTTAGGCTGACAGAGAATTGTTCAGCGTGGTAGTTGGGTACTGGGAATTCACTAACAGAAGTGTCACCGTTTTGTGGGTATGAAGGTAGTACCTGTAAACCAGCAGCGTCAGAGTCGTTGGGGTCAATGTCAATGAACGCTTGTATGCCAGTTCCTTTAGATGCTGGAGCAATGGCACCATAGTCAAAGTACACAGGAATCTTTTTGTCAGGAATACCGTAGTCAAAGATTCCAGAAGTAATATTTCCTGAAGGTACATACTGGTAAACGATTGGGTTTCCACCTTCGTTTTGTGCAGAAGGTCCCCAGATTCCAGAACCACCAATAGCCATAATTGGCGTATTGAAGTATGGGTCCCAGTCAAGTGAGTTAATAATGTTGCTTGCACCTGGAACTCTGTTAACCATAATGTCTGATGCGTACGCAGGAGCAAGAGGGTCACCAGCAATAAAGTTTTGAAGGTCTAACTTACCAAGACCAGTGCTTTGGTCGTCGTAATTGTTCCAAGCAAACCATACGTAACGTCCGTCACCAACAATAGCCGTAACTGGCTGTGTCACTGGTTGAAGAATGTTAGGAATAAGTGGGCCAGCCTTAAGGTCACCAGTAGCAGTAGCAGTAGGGTCGTAAATACTTAGCGTTTGAGCCATACGAATACCACGGTTGGTACCAATAAAGATAAAGTTAAGGTACGACTTAATGCACGTTGGGTATTCGTCAGGCGACATAGGCAACGCTTGAATTGGTGTGTTTAAAGTGAACGGCTGAACAAGGTTGCTGCTTGTTATTGTTGTAAAACCAGTGGCGCTAGTTGTTGAAGCACCGGCAAGGTTAGAACGGTAAATACATCCTGAGTAATTTTTACCCGAAGCCGAGTTAACATAACCACTAATGTAAACCTGTGTTTCTCCACCGGCCACGTCAGACCAAATCCAATTAGGGTTTTCGTGGGTGTACAACATGTCTGGTACTTCTGAACTTATAACAGTTCCACCTGAACCAATGTAGCAATATGATGCCGGAACGGTCATGGTAAACGTAGTTGGTGAAGGAGTTGCAAGCACTGACCAAGAGGAATTAAATCCATACGGACCAGTGCCAGCAATGTTACCGCCAACAGCGTTTGCCGAAGAAAGAACGATTCCTGATTCTGCGCAGTTGTAAGTAAACACGGTGTTACTGGTTACAGATGCAACAGTCAAATTCGTTCCGTTAAATGAAGCGTGTGCATTACCACTAATGGCAATGGTTTCACCAACAGACAAACCATGATTACCAGTTGTGGTAACAGTTGCAACACCATTTGCTGATGTTATGCCTGTTGTTGCAGATATAACGGCGTTAGTTGTGCTACCTGAAATAGTAATTGGCTGACCTTGTGCCAAATAATGAGGCTGAGTAGTAGTAACGGTTGCGGTAGTTCCTGATACAACAATGCTTGTAATAGTTTCCGATACATCTGCAATGCTTGGAATAGCACCAAAGGCAGGGAACTGTGTAGCGTTGCGTGGTTGAAAAGCATACAAGCGACTTTTACGAGAAGCAATTAACTGGTCGTTAGCCCAGCGAACCATGTCGTATCCATTAGTGAAGGCAGAACTTACATCGTTTGATGCGTAAAGTTGGAAAACAGAACTTTGACCTATGTTACAGAACCAGATACCTGTGTCTGCAGCGATGTATGCGTAAAGGTCATTTGTTGCTAAAGAGTAAATGGCAGATGGCGCAGTAATAGCGGTAGGTGTATTTGCTGCATACGTTGTTGTGTCAAACGTACAAGTTGTTGCCGCACCCCACTCAGTTAATCTTCCACCGCCATCTCTACCGGTAGGCATAGAATTAACAAAAGAAACCGTAGCGCCATTAACGTATACAACGTAATCGTTGCAACGACTCATCATTAGGTTGTTGTTAACGCTACCAATGCTGTCTTTACGAAATGTGTCGGGAAGAAGTGTCGCCTGAAGTGGAAACGAAAATACGTCTACACCTTTTGATTGGTAGAAACGTGTCTCTTGGCTGTCACTCTTACGGTCAAGGTATTGCTGACCAGCACCCATTGACCATTCGGTTTGTTCACGTCGCCATAGACCCTCAGTATTAACTGTGCCCTGTCCGGCGATGTTGGTCATCATGATTGATTGACGCTGTGCAGGAATAGTCTTGTGACGGAACGCTTCACGGCGGTACGGTTCAAAAGAAGTGTCAATAGCAAACTGACGACTGCCGTTAGTAGACGACGTTAAAGAGATTGCATACGGCCCTAGATTGCCGTTACCGGCACTTGAAGGGGTAGCGGTAGGTGTGGTGTAACCAAGAAAAGCATCTTCTTCATTAAAAAATGTAAAGACAACACCAGAGAAAGTACCAGTGGCGTTAATAAATTCTGTTCCAGAAGATGCCGATGTGGTTGATGCGCTAATAGATATAACGCTTCCAACAATGTTAGTAATTGTGGTGCCGTTAGGAATACCATTACCTGAAAGACCCATGCCAATGGCAAGGTTGTATGTCGTGTAGTCAACGGTAATGCTAGTAGAAGCGTTAGTAAAATGTCCCTTAAATTGGTAAGTAGGAACCTCACTAACTGTAATAACGCCGTTACCAACAGACAGTACGGTTGCAGGGGTGTAGTTGGTTATTCCAAATGGTCCGTAAACCAGCATGCCAACTTTAATGCCAGCAGTGCTGCTTACAGAAGTAATTACATCGGAACCTGCGGTAAGTGTTCCAGTAAAGGACGTGGCCGGAATTGACGCATCGTTCTGGTCTGAGTTACCAAAGGTGGTACTGAAATCTCCGGCCATTACCAGCCCCTAATGCGAGTGTACTGACGAGTCAGACGGTCTGCTTCCTCATTGATTCTTTGAGCACGGCGCATAATAAGAGCATTGACAGAGTTAGATACGGAACCAGCAGGTACGTCAGTTGCTTTACGTGGGTCAGGTTGTGATTCCATAAAGTTACGTGAGATTTCACGGGGAAGCGTAAGGTCAATTTCTGCACCAAGAACAGGAATGTCAATCATGGTTGGTGTAAGGTTTGCTACGGTCTGGTTTGAGTAAGCGTTGTAAACGCTAGGAGTAGCACCAGTAGGGAAATAACCATTGTGAGGTGGGGCTTCATCGTTAGAACCTGGTGTTTGCAGAACAGAGTCAGCAGGGTCAACCAGTTTAATAAATGGTGCCGAGTACATAACGTAAATAGGAAGTCCAGGCCAACCCGATTCGTACAGTACTAAACCTTTGCCAGATGGGAATACTGGGTCAGGAATACCACGCAATACTTTCCATTTCTTAATAGCAGGAAAGGTACGGTATGGTGGGGCAATGCGGTAACGCACTTCAAGAATGTCAATGAAGTCGTCAGGTAGTGCTCCAAGGTCGTAACCAGCAAATACTGGGTTGTACGTAAGAGTGGCAACGCCTACACGGAACAAACCGTTGGTAGGAGAACTGAGTGAACGAAGGTCGTCGTTAATAGCCACACCGATGTCGTAGCGACTGTAGCGTGGGTTAATGTAAGCAATCTCTTTGTTGTTGTGGTCGGTCTGCCTTGAACCGTAGTAGCCACGGATAACCGTTGCTGTATTGGTAGCAGCGTTCCAGCCAGTAACGTACATGAGTTCCATCTCAACAGCCAGGATTACCCCAGGAGCAATACCGTTAGCCTGAGCACCAATAAGGGTTACATCAGTGTCGTCTGCGTCTAGTTCTTGGTCAATCTGAACTGCACGCTCACGAATACCACCCATAACACGGCGGTATACCTTTTCGATTAGGTCGCCAAAAGACGTGCCGTTACCGACACTACTGGAGCCACCTACGGTTACAACTGAACCGCCTACTGTGGTAATACTTGCCATGTTGTTCCTTTGATTAGTTAGTTGGTGCAGGTGGTGTAACGAAGTTGTCGTCAACCCACTTGTCAGCGAACGCTTGAGCCGTGGCTTCGTCTGACCAGTCTCCACCGTTGAGGTCGTGAGGCTGATGCCAAAACGGTTCGTTAGTTGGGTATGGGCTTGTGACGTTCCATGCGTTGATAGTGAAAGGTGCGGTTGTGTCCACCGAGTAACTGAGAGTCCAGCCTTCGTGTGTTGTAACTGTCTTTGCCCCTGCTGGGATTGTTGTTGGGTACATAATTTTCTCCTTAGTAGATTGTTGTTGGTCCTGCGTAGATGCCGAAGTTTACAGGAAATGATAATGATGGTGTAAAGTACGCACCGAAGGTTGTTGTAGTTGAAACTGCAACGTAGGTTGGATTTGTTCCAACAAGTCCGTAGGCGACGCCATACCAGTAAGAAGAACCAGAATTATTTGGCATTATGGATGCAGTCCAAGTAGTTCCGTTAGTGCTATACGCACCGCCGTTTGTTGGGCCATTAGCAACTGCAACAAAGTAACCGTTGCCGTAAGTAACGGCAGACCAGTTAGAAGCAGTTGGCATAGTGCTAGCAGTCCAAGAAGTTCCGTTAGTGCTGTACGCACCGGCGGTTGTTGAATTAGCAACCGCAACAAAGTACCCGTTACCGTAAGTAACTGATGTCCAGTTAGAAGAACTTGGCATTGTACGGGCAGTCCATGTTGTGCCGTTGGTTGACGATGCTGCGGCGGTTGTGCCGGTTGCCATTGCAACGAAGTTGCCATTACCGTAGCCAACGGTTTTCCAAATAGAAGAACTTGGCATTGTGTTGGCAGTCCATGTTGTTGCATTTGTAGAGTATGCACCGGCGGTTGTGCTACCGCCCTGAACAGCAACATAGGTTGGGGTTGCGCTAACGAGTCCATAGGCAACGCCATTCCAAGCAGTACTACTTGGCATTGAAAAATTAGTCCAAGTGGTTCCGTTTGTTGAATATGCACTTACGGTACTTGCGTTTGCAATTGCAATGAAGTATCCGTTTCCGTAGGTGATGCTAACGTAAATCTTACTTGTCATTGTAAAAGTATTCCAAGTTATGCCGTCTGTAGAGTATGCACCGGTAGCCCCATTAGGAACCGCAATAAAATAGTTATTACCGTAAGCGACGGCTTGATATGTAGAAGACGGCATTGTAGATGCAGCGAATGGAGATGGCCCACCAGAGCCAGCCACAACAGTAACGCTGGTGCTTGCACCAAAAGCACTTGTAGTAACAATACTTCCAACCGGAACCGTGTATGCAGTTCCACCAATCGTAATTGTAGTTCCATTTTTGTTCGTAGACGTAAGATACGCAATACCACCGTTGCCGTTTACTGTCGTGGTGTAGGTAGTAGCACTTGTAAGGCTTCCGTCAAGGATTACGCTTGAAGCGTTGACCGGCAGAACGGTGCTGTTTGATAGCGGTAAGTTTGACGCTGGAAATGTTGACTGACCCATAATTACGCCCTAACCGTTGCACCGTTGTAGATGCCGAAGGCGACTGGCAGTGTAGAAGCAGAAATGCTTACGCTAGTTGAGCCAGTAATAGCCGGTGTGTAAACCGTTGAACCTGGAGAAACCGTAAAAGGCGAACCGGTAACCCCAGTTAAAGTGAACGTAATCGAACTTGCACCGTTGGCATATAAAGCCCAGGGTGCGCCAGTTCCAATAACTGTTGTTGCGTATGGGCTTGAGTTAATCAACTGTCCGTCTAGCAGAACGCTAGAAGCGTTAGCCGGTGGTTGCGAACTGCAACTTGGTGATGGAAACAGTGATTGACCCATTAGAGGATTACTACTCCGCTGATGTGTGCGTTGATTGCCGATGCAGTACCAGCACCACCAGTAATGGCGTTAGAAGTTCCCGAAAGAACTTGCTTAACGTCAAAGAAGGCTGTGGAGTTGGCTGGAACGGTAACAGCGCTAAGAATCGGCACGGCTGTTGAACCAGTCTGCAAGTTAATAGTTGTTGTAGCAGCAGCAGTTGTGATGTTGGTCAAAGCAATGTTAGTAACGATTGCTGTTCCCGACGATGCACCTGCGTACAACTGTGTAGTGGTTGTAGTCGTGAGTGTTCCACGATACATAAGTGTTGGTGTCGTTGCCATTAGTAGGCCCCCATTATTGTCATAGTTTGATAATCATCTGTTTGCATAGCACCAGAACCATTGGTTGCTGTTACTGTGCTACTTATTGTAATACCACCGGTAAAGGTATTAGCCCCTGACCAAGTGTTTGTTCCTGAAAGAGAAACTCCACTAGGAGCAACCCATGATGCTGTCGTACCGTTAGAGGTAAGAACTGTGTTGTTGGCTCCAATGGCCAACGGAGTGTAAACCGAAGTTGAAGAAGCCAGTGGAATAGAACCAACAGCCGGAGCAGTTGAGGTGTTAAGTCCACCGTTGGTTACTCCAAGGGTTCCTTGTGAGTTAGCCAAAGCATTAGTGTCGATGCAGTACCAAACCGTACCGACAAACACTACCTGCAACGCTACGTTGGCACTAACCGTTATGGAACCGGTTGTACCAAATAGGTTAATTGTGTTACCAGAACCAGCGGCAAGTGTTACCGAAGTTGAGGCAAGGTTAATAATCGTGTTGATTGTACCGACTGTTGGGGTAACTGGCAAGGTAAATGTAACACCAGTAGAAGAACCAGTTGCGATGGTTGCTTCACCAGCAGTGACCGTGGCTGAACCAGTTGCCGTAGCACGAGTCTGAGCGTTAGCCAAGTTAGAGGCAAGTGTGACGGCGTTAGTAGTAAGACCAACTCCCTGAACACCAGATACCTTTGGCGCTGTAGCGCTTGAACCAGAACCAGCAAGGTCGCCAGCAAGTTGTACAATACCGAGTACTGATGACGTTGCGCTAGCAGTTGCTACACCAGATGTACCTTGGAATCCTTGGTATCCTTGAGGACCTTGAGCACCGGCAGAACCTTGTGCACCATTGCTACCAGCGGTTCCTTGAGAACCCTGTGCGCCCTGTGCACCGTTGGTACCATTTGTACCAGCAGCCCCTTGTGCACCTGTTGCACCTTGTGTACCAGTTGCTCCTTGTGTACCTGCGGAACCCGTAGAACCCTGTGGCCCTTGTGTACCGTTAGAACCGTTAGAACCTTGTGTACCTTGGTATCCTTGAAAACCCTGAGCACCTGTAGAACCAGCGGCACCTGTAGCACCTTGGTATCCCTGGTATCCCTGGAATCCTTGATTGCCCTGTGTGCCCTGTGTACCTTGTGGTCCCGTTGCACCCTGAGCACCAGTAAGTCCAGACGAAGCAACCATGGAAATGTTGATGTTGACTGATGGTGTGGCTGGGCGTGTTGGTGAAGAACCAGCAGTAAGTGGTATTAATGAAACAGATGTGTCAGATGATGACCAGTAAAATTGAACGTAATCATTAGCGGCAAGTGGGAATAGGTATGTGTCCTGCTGTGCCTGGGTACCCGTACCACTAAATGTAAAGACAATGTTTGTCTGTGTTAATGCAGAACCGTTCTTTGAAAGCCAAAGGTTTACAGTACTTGAACCACCGCCTGAACGTGTGAACTGACCTAAGAATTCAATAAGGTATGTACCAGCGTATGAAACAACAAACTGATTACCGTAAGCAACGTTTACACCAAACTCAGTTTCAAGTGTGTTGCATGAAACAACGTTGGCTGTGGTAGCCCCACCGTTGGTCTGTGTTGTGGTGTCGTAGAATGAACCGTAAATGGCGTTAGTTCCACCAGGTCCTTGTGGTCCTGTGTATCCTTGAAAACCTTGATAGCCTTGGTACCCTTGACTACCCTGTACGCCTTGAGAACCTTGTGCGCCTGTAACAGATACACCTTGGTAACCTTGATTACCTTGGTAGCCTTGTACGCCTTGGAAACCTTGAGCACCAGTATTACCAGTGTTACCCTGAGCACCTGTGGCTCCAGTTGAACCTGTTACACCCTGATTGCCTTGTGTACCTTGATAACCTTGATTGCCTTGAGTTCCCTGAGTACCTTGAACGCCTTGCGCTCCAGTAGAACCTTGTGTTCCTTGATTACCAATAACACCTTGAGCACCCTGTGAACCTGTAATTCCTTGGACACCCTGTGTTCCCTGTGGTCCGGTTAGACCTTGATATCCCTGTGGCCCTACAACTGTTGAAGGTAGACCTTGGTATCCCTGTGCACCTTGTACACCGTTAAAACCCTGGAAACCCTGAAAACCTTGAGTACCTTGGTACCCTTGTGGACCTTGGCTAAGAATAAGTGAGTCGTCGTATGACCAGTAGTACTGAGCAGTTGTTGAGCCTACTGGGTAGAGAACACCAATGTAGTAAGCGTCACGACTTGTTACGGCAATTTGCCACTGACCGTTACCACCGTATGATGTACCTGAGTAAACAATTGCGCCGGTTGAGTCGGTGTTAAAAGCGTTAGTTCCTAATACAGCCGTTGCTGGTGGTGTGTCACCTGCGGCTGGTGGAGCAGTAAAGAGAGAGGCATCGTAAGCCGTAATCAAAGCGCCATTAAGAAAACCAGAAGGACCTGATACTGTTCCAGAAAGGTTATATGTGGTCATAGTACTGATTCGCCCCTATTGATAGCGCCCTGTGTTTCATCTAAGCGCTTACCAAGTTTGGTGTCGCCCTTAAGTGTTGTTCCTGTTTCAATCTCCCATTTCGATACAGCACGGGACTCTAAAGCCGCCGCACCTTTTACCGACTTGGGTTGTGTTCCATCTTTGCGTAGTCGCTTGTAAGCGGCCACGTCTTTGTGCATTGCTTTTGTATCCATGTCGATAACACCAGCATTAGAACGTGTAGGCATAGCAGAGGCAGCAAAGCCAATAGACGCAGCCTTGCACCCAAAGCAGTTCTCTGGGTGTAGTCCAACGTTGTGTGGTGTTGCGGTCATGAAATCAAATCTCCGTATCCAGCAGCCGTAAGAGCCACTGCTTCTGCGTCTGTAACGTAACAAACTTCTTGATACACTTTAGCAATCCAAGGATTCTGAGCAACTGTAGTTACCGTTGGAACCGGCGGTGATACTTCATAGTTAATGTAGTACGACGTTGAGAACGGTGCCGATGGGTCCCATGGGTTATACGGGTAAGGAATGTTTGTGTTAGAGTTCTCCGGCGTAGCCGTGTCCTGTACAAACGTTCCGTCCGATAACGCAAAGACCATTACATACCGTGCTCGGTTCTTGTAATAACGAAACAACCTATTTCCTAGACCTCGTGAGTCAGGCAAAATAGGCGGGTTGTCATAGACCTTGGGTGGCGTAAATGTAGCCACTCAGAACCTACTTCTTGCGTCCGTTAGCCCCGATGCGAATAGCGTCAATAGCATCACCCATACGAGCGCCACCAGTTGTCTGAAATTCAGCACCTTCGGTAACTGCTTCTCCGACAGGCATGTTTACACGGTCATTACCCATAAGGCTCTGCTCAAGCAAAGTTGTAGGGCGCATGTCGACTGTGAAGCCATCCTTGCGAGCATCTACGCCGTAGGCGCTGTCATCTAAACGACTTGGCATTAGTTGTCTCCGTAAGTCTTAAAGCCCTCGACAGGAGGAGCGTCTGTTGCTGGTGCGTATTCAACTGGTGTAATCCCAGTAACAACCATAGGTGCTTTAACGCCACGAGCAGTGTTAGTTTCCACGCCACGAAGTGTTGGTCCGTTAGTTGTCTGTGATGTAACAGGTGTCGGAATGATTCCTGTGTCAATCATGTTAGGAGCAGTACTACGAAGGTCGTACTCACTAACCTGCTTAAATGCTGCACGTGATTCCATTATGTCCACCTTGGGTCTGTCATGTCACAATTACCGCAGTAACATGGGTCTGATGTTTCACCTTTAACCGCTTTTGCATCGTTCATCTTTGCACGGGTTACTCGGTTTGGTAGAGGTGTTCCTGCTGGGTCAGCAGCATCGATGCCTCTGGTAAGTCCTAATCCTGTCGGAATAGTCATTAAAGTTTCTCCTCGGAAGTGTGTTGTTCTAGGTGAGACACGGCTATGCCATGCTTGTCGGTCAAGTGACCGCAGGCAAGACAGAATATTTCATCTATCGTTGCCTGCACGTCACGAGAACCACAGTGGGCACAAGCCCTAGGCCATGGCATAACCGTATCTACCTAACTACTGACTAAGCCAGTGGTGAACCAGATTCACCTAGGTCAATTGCTGGCTCGAAGGCGGTTCCAGTACCAGATGTGGTGCTGATGTCTCCACCAAGGAGTGAGGCTGACTCTAGACGAATGATTGATGCCTGACGGAAGATTCCGTATGCACCGAGCCAGTACCAACCAAGTGGTACGAAGCGACGGAGGCGGTCAGTGATTGGTCCTGGTACAACGTGTGGGTACGCTCCGTTACCATCGATTGTTGAGAACGTCTTAGCAAGAGCCTGACGACCAAGAATCATAGTTCCGTAAACGTTTGCGCTTGAAGCACCGGCACCCTGGAATACAGGAGCACGAGGTGTTTCAATCCAACGTACACCTTCGTAAGCACCGAGTTCACCAGTCCAGATTTCACCTGGCTGAGCGTAAACGTGTGGTGCACGCCATCCCTGTACGTTGCTGCCAGAGATAGATTCTCCCTGAAGGTCAGCCACGAGGTCTGGGTGGATGTATCCGACGTACATTCCGCCGAATGTTGGTACGTTCTGTGAACGGAGACGAGCACGAGCAACACGAATGTCAAGTGATGAGATTGTGTTTGATGCTGTTACTCCGGCACGGGTTGTAACAGAAGTCTGAAGCGAAGTTGCTCCGAGTCC